TAGAATAATATCGTCTATAAGTATTACCCACTATTCTATCACTTGTTGGTATAGAATCTCTTACTTTAAAAACTGTTCTATCTAAATTTTTACTAACTCTTTTTGATTTGATAATCTGGCCTGTTTTTACATTTACATTAAGACCTAGTGTACCTAACCACTTATGATATTGTAATTTTACTAAATCTAATTGTTCTTTTTTTGTCATTTTTTTTGACATTCTACTATTATTGCACATTTTAATCAATTTGTCAATAGTCTATTTACCTCTTTGATTTTCTGCCTCTAACTGAATAGCAACATCAACATCTGACTCTTCTTTTTCTGTTAAAGCATTTTCGTCAGCATACTGGTCTATTTCTACATATCCTTCTTCTTTTGCATAAGGATCTGATAAATCATAAACCACTTTACCAATGTATTCAGTTTTACCACTATCTAAATAACTAGCGTCAGCAACTAACGTTTCAACACCTTCTTTTTGAGAAGTTATTGAACCTTTAATTTCTGAATGGTCAATACCACCAAAATCTAAAAACTTATGGTCTGCCTCTGCTTCGTTATCAGCCAAGACTTCTTGTTCTATCATAAGTGTGTAGTATGTTTTTTTTCTGTACAGATTTTTACCTAAGTCTTTATCTGTATATGTTATATTTGTATTTACTGTCATAGTGTCCTCCTTAATTTAATTGTGTTATGTATTCTCTTTTAGTTGTATATTTTTTTGTTAAATCTGGATCGAAGTCTTTTCTAAAGCCTTGTCTTTTGTATAATTGACCAAAGTCATTAAATAAATTATGATCACCTGCAGCCGTTTCTGGACCGAATACATCTTCATAAGTTTGATAATATTCGTCTGGATAGATTATCTCAATAGCAGTAGCGCCAGCAAAGTTTGTTGCGTCTTCTTTAAAAGATTTATCCATATAATCTTTAAATTTTAACAACTGTTTTCTATAATACTTAATTTTAGAAATAGGTACGTTTTTATACATTGAATAACTAGTCCAAAAATAGTCTGCGTCTTCGGAGTTAAAATATTCTCGTTTATAAACAATATTAAATGATTTGTGTAATTCTTTTGTCATATACGTATAATGTACACTAAAAATAGCCAAAAGTCAAGCATTAAAAAGTGTTGATTTTACTAGGTTTTTGAGGTATAATTGTGCAATTCTGTCGCACTTTTGACTGATTCTTGTCTATTTTCTGTCGTATCCTGCCTTAGCAACATAAAACGAATCAACAATATCTGTTACAGGATTGTTTAGTTTTGTTTGATCAAATTCTTTCATCAAATCAATATCTGTATCTTTTACAAACTGCTCATACATTTTGAGTTTGTCTGCGTTACCTTTACCTGTAGCATTCTTCTTTACTTGGCCAGGCACTATGCTTTCAAATCTCTTGTTTAGTTTGTATAGTTTATGTTTTAAGGCTCCCATATTTTCTGCTAGATTAAACACAAGGCCTTTACTACCAAATGAATATCCTTCTACAAAAATATTACCAATAGCAGTATCAACAATATTAATCGCCCAATCGGAAATTTGGTCATGTCGTTGTGTTTCGGAGGTATAGGGTAAATGAAGTCTGCCATTTATTTGTCCATTACAAAAATCACCTTCATATTTTTTTACATTTGTAAGATAATATATCTTACAGTTTTCAAATTTAAACTCACCCCTACATACACATATAGCAGGGCTTGTTAAACTATAATCAATTCCAATCGTCTTGGTCTTCTTCATTGTCAAAAATTGCATCCTCTTCATCTATAGAAGTGTCTGCACCACAAAAAGGACAAGTAGTTGGTTCTATTTCTTCATCCCATTCAACGTGATAGGATACTTCACAATTTTTACAACTGATTGTAACTTTATTTAAATTTGGTGGAGTAAGTGTTGTCATTATAGTTTAAATGTTTTAAATTGATCCTTTTTTACATCTTGTTTAAGTCCACCAATAACATAACTTTCTATTTCAGTTTCTTGTGGAGCATTTTGCATTGAACGACTATTAAACCAATGTTGTGTCCATGGTAATGGATTATTGTTTGATGGTTGTTCATATACTTGATTTAATCCTATAGTTCTCATTCTTCTATTTGCTATATATTCAACATATTGATGTAACAGTTTTTCAGAAAGGCCTATCATAGAACCTTTTTGAAACAAATATGTTGCCCAACGTTTTTCTTCTTGGACTGCGTCATCATAAATTTGATAAACTTCTTTTTCTGTATCTTTAATAACTTTGTTCATTACTTTATCGTTTTCTTTATTTTTATAATTATTAATAATACTTTGTGACATTAACAAATGTTGACTTTCATCTCTAGCAATCAACGATAATATTTTAGCACTACCTTCCATAAGTTTAAGTTCACCAAAAGCAAATGAACAAGCAAACGATACATAAAATCTTAAACCTTCTAATACATTTACAGTTACTAATGATAGCCATAATGCTTTTTTTAGTTCATATTCATCAACTGATTTAGGGTCTAGTTTATATTTGTAACCTAATTGAATTAGTTTGTCATAACCTTCAGTTACAGACTTTGCTCTTTTTTCTATTTTCTCATCTTGTATAATTGTATCAAATACGTCAGATGGATTAGAATATAGATTTTTAATAATGTATGTATAACTTCTACTGTGAATTGTTTCCATAAAGTCCCATGCAACAATGGCACCTTCTAACTCTGGTATGGATACAAAAGGTAAAAATGCTAAACATGGCCCTCTACCTTGTACACTATCTAACATTGTTTGATATTTTAAATTAGATGTAAAGATAAACTTTTGTGATTCAGATAATTGAGAGTAATCGTTTCTATCTTTTTGTAAAGATACTTCTTCTGGTCGCCAAAAGAAACCTAACTGTTGTTGTGCCAATCTATCAAATACAGGATACTTAAACGTATCATATCTTTGTACAGCTAAATCTGCACCAAAAAACATTGGTTGTTTTGTACTATCTAGTTTTTTATCTTTATTAAATACAGTTTTCATTAAATTGTACAAGAATCACAGTTTTCTGGATCCTCTTCCTCTTTTACTTCTTCTTGTTTATCCTCTGGCACGTTATCGTGGAACCCAACTGGATGAGCAGGTTCTTCTTCATCTTTCTTACTGTCATATGTGTTTTGATAATATGAAGTTTTCCAACCCAATTTGTATGTCGTCAATAAATCTTGTGCCATTATTGATACAGGCACTTGACCATCGGTATAGTTTTCAGGATTATAAGACCAGTTACCTGATATTGCCTGATCAAAATACTTTTGCATTACTGCAACGATATTTATATATCCTTCGTTCCCTTTCATATCCCAAAGTAGTGTATAAAAGTTCTTTAGTTTTTGATATTCAGGTACGATTTGTTTTAAAGGACCCTTTTTAGATTTTTTAACTGACAAATAATCTCTTGGTGGCTCAATACCATTTGTTGCGTTTGATACAACAGATGATGATTCACTTGGCATTTGAGCTGAAAGTGTTGAGTGTCTTAAACCATGTTCTTTTATTTCTTTTCTTAACCATTCCCAATCGTAAGTGTAATCTCTTTTTACTAATTCATCTACATCTTTTTTATAAGTGTCAATAGGTAGTATACCATCTGCATATTTTGTTTGTTTAAATGCTGAACATTGTCCTTTTTCTTTTGCAAGTTGATTACTTGCCTTTAATAGAAAATATTGAAATGCTTCTGTAAGTTTATCAACTTGTCTCCATGCTAATTTCTGTTCATACTTGTAACCTTTTTTAGCAAGATAGTGAGCGAGGCCAATATAACCTATACCTAAACTTCTTCTTGCTTTTGTAGATACTTCAGCAGCATTGATAGGATATTTTTGATGGTCTATAATTTCATCTAATGCTCTTACTGCTAAATCACATAAAGGTTCTAGTTCATCTCTTTTGTTTATTTTACCCACATTGATGGCAGATAAAATACATAAAGCGATTTCACCCTCTCCATCAATGTGTTGTATTGGAGTGGTTGGTAAAGTTATTTCCTGACATAGATTTGACATATAAACTCTATCTTTGAAAGATGAGTGAGTATTACAATGGTCAATATTCATAATATAGATACGGCCTGTTTCAGCACGTTCTTTCAATATATCAAAAAATAATTCTTGTGCATTAACTTTTGTTTTCTTAATAGATAATTTTCTTTCTGCCTTTTCGTAAAGTTCATCAAACTCTGGTGTTCCCCAGGCTTCATATAGTTCAGGCACTTCATGTGGTGAAAACAAAGTTATGTCTTGGTTGTTTATAAATCTTTCATAAAATAATTTTGATAGTTGTATTGAATAGTCAAGTTTTCTAACTCTATTATCTTCACTACCTTTATTATTTTTGAGAACAATAATGTCACCTATTTCTTGGTGCCAGATTGGGAAGTGGACTGTTGCTGATCCTCCTCGGACTCCATTTTGAGTGCAACACTTAACCGTTGCCTCAAACTTTTTAAGAAAAGGTATAACACCAGTGTGTTGGACCTCTCCGCCTCGTATTCTTGCATTGATTCCACGTATCCTGCCTGCATTGATTCCGATTCCAGCTCTTTGAGCGATGTATCTTCCAATAGCCATATCACCAGAGAAAATACTAGGTAAGGTATCATCAATATCAACCAACACACAACTCGCATACTGACGTAAAGGAGTTCGTACACCAGCCATAACGGGAGTAGGAATATTGATTTTGAATTGTGAAATAGCATCATAATATTTTTTAACATATGTCATCCTCGTTTCTTTTGGATATTTGGCAAACAATGTAGCCGCAATCATCATATACATAAATTGTGGTGTTTCAAATATTTCATTTGTGCTTCTATCTTGTACCAAATACTTGTCAATCACTTGTCTTAGTCCTGCATAGGTAAAATCATAATCTCTATTATGACTAATCCAATTCTCCATTCTATCAAAATCTTTTCTTTGATAATGTGTAAATATTTCTTTATCATATAATCCCATTTCTACAACTTTTTTAACGTGGTCATAAAGATGTGGATGATCCCACAATTTACCGATAACTTGTTTTCTTAAACTATATAATAGTAATCTGGATGCTACGTATGTGTAGTTGGGTGTATTTAAGTCAATCAAATCTGCAGCTGACTTAACTAAAATCTGTTGTATTTCGTCTGTGGTAATACCATCATAAAATTGTAAACCACTTTTCATTTCTACTTGTGATGAAGAAACTCCTGTTATATCTTCACAAGCATACTCCACCATTTCGTGTATCTTTTCAATGTTAAGAGGTTCTGTTCCTCTATCTTTTCGTTTTTTGACATTTATCGACTCGTTTCCCGTTACCATATTTCTCCCCTTAACAACGTTTGTATGAATTTAATTGTGTGATTGCTGATAAACCTGAATAGGTATTATCGAATATAATTTTTTGTATTTCTTCTTTTGTCTTGCCGTTCATTATCATTTCGTTGATATCTTTTTCTTTTGTTCCTTCTGGCCATATTGTTATCATATAATCTTTATCAATCATCTTATACATTCTATCTATTATTTCTTTATTTCTTGGTTCATTATCAAATATAAAAACAACATCTTTTTTTTCAACAGGTAGTTGTATATCAGCACCACCAGCTGCAAGACAATTTTCAAGGAACAAACTATCTAGTGGCCCTTCAACTATATATAATCTCTTGTGTAGATTTATT